CGGCTACCATTGGCACCGTCATTACCGACCGCAAAGTAACTCGTATCCGGTCTCGGGTTCCGTAGAGCCTGCGGGTCGTCCACAGGATACAGACCAAGAGACAACTGGGGTTGGTCAGGCTCCCAGCACTCCGGACAGACCAAGATATTCACGTTCTTGGTCTTGATCACAATCGACTTCAACTGGCGCAGTTTGTATTGAAAACCGCACCGGTCGCACATTGCGATGGAATGTTTGCCACTTGCGAACCTGTTTGGCATTAGTAGCCACCCAAGAAGCTCTCACGTGGGACAAACCGCACCGCCGCCTTTTCCCGGTCCTCGCCAGCCGCCAAATCCCAAGCCTCGTCGTATTGAGCCTTCAGAATTTGCGTACGCGCTTCTGCACCGGGAATCTTCATCGACAACATATAGGCCAGACCCGCCACCATGCAGGGCAAGAAACGGAACGGAATATCTTGTCCGTTCACGCCCGTACCGGGATCAAACATCCGACGCAGACGGGTGTAGTACAGAATCCACGTGGTCGAGTTATCAGGCTTCGGCCAAACCGTAAATTGCGGATAGACCACCGTACCGTCAGCAGCCGTCGCGCCCGTACGCCGGTTGATCCAAATCTGAATCGGACGACCTGTCGCGTTCTTGTTCGGGATGGAGACGTAGGTGCTGGACGAGATACGACTGATATTGATGTCTTGTTGGTTTGTGCCTGTACCCGTTCGAATTACGTGGTCAAGCAAGTCAACCGTATCCACTGGCAAATCATACGTACCGACGTTGTATGTCAAAGTGTGAGTGCCTTGCTCCAACGTCCAAAGGTTAATCCCTCGGTTTGACCAGTCCATCAGGAGCAAAGCAAGACTACGCTTCGACGTACGGAAGTCATAACCCGTACGCAGTTCAGCACCGCAACGCTCAAACGCCTCTTCGATGATCGTATTGAGGTCGAGGTTGAAGTCTGTCGTAGCTGTAGTCTTGTCTACCATTACTTCCTCGCTGTCACTACGTCGTCACCCTTGGTGACGGTGACATGATCGCCCTCAACGTCAACTCGCATCGGCTGTTCCTTGCGGTCCAACTTATCAAGTTTGGCGATGAGGTCTTTGATGACATCAAACTCAGGCTTGGCTTCCTTCTCCGTCGCACCGGCAATATTTGCCAGCATAGAGATCAGGGCGGTCAACGACGCACCCAGCAAGCCCATGACAGCAGCGATTTTCTCGTTGTCCAACTGAAGGCTAGAGACGACCCCAATCACCACGATAAACGTAATGTAGAAAAGGCCATACTTGCCGATAGATTTACCAGCAACATCCTTCGCAGACGACTCACCTTCAATCCGCTTGGCCTCTGCCATAGCGTCAAGACGAGCCTTGAGAAAATCTCCGAGCGTCATCTTATTTACCTAGTTTCCTAAGCGTTTGCGCCAAGCGAGCGCGTTGACCCATCTTACCGGGCTTCTTCGCCGCAGCAGCGAGTTTCTTGGCCGGGATTTTCTCGCCAGCCTTAACGCCCATAGCCGAACGCAGTGCGCCCGGCTTCTTGATAGCGTCCTTGATCCAACCGCCTTTCTTGAACACGCCACGCCCTTTGAGGACATCAGCGCGAGTTACTTTGCCGTCGTTGTTCAAATCCGGGAAATCTTTAGCCATGTTTATTTACCTTTTTGACGATACGCACGGGTTTTTTGCGAGATGCCTTTGGGCTGGGCGACGAACTGCTTGCCTTGGGCTTTTCCTTTTCGCTTGGCAGCAGTGGTTCGGGCGTACTCAGCAGGGCTGAGAGCTTTGATCGCAGCCTCTGGTAGATACCTTTCACCCGTATCAGAAGATCGTTTACCACTCTTTGTCCTCCACTTCTGGGCAGTCCATGCCTTTAATGACTGCTGCGGAGCCTTCATGACTTGTACCCGCCGCCCTTTTCCTTATACCGCTTCGCCAGCAACTGCGCCTTTCGCGCCGACCATTGCCCTGCCGCCGTGCCCTGAACAGCACTATTCTTGATGCTGTTGAACAATGCTTTACGCATACCGGGCTTGGTGTAGTTACCGGCTTGGTTGACCTTGCTCTCGCCGCCTTCCTTGAAGGTACGAATGGGTTTGCCCGTTCCAATCACAGGCTTTTTATCCCCCCGTCGTTTGGCGCGGGGAATCTTCTTCGGACTGATTGCACCCATGCCACGCGAAGCCATCATACAAACCGACCTCGGGTTTTACCTTTCTTAGCGATGCCGTCAGCACGCCGCGAAGCTGACGATTTCACTGAACCGCCCCGCTTAAACTTAAGTCCTTCCGGGAGTTCGTCTGCATACGCCGCACGACGATCAGAACCTTCCGAACTAGCACGATACCGCTCGTCATAACGAGGAATACCACGACGGGACAAACCACGCCGAGCCGCTTCGCCAGCTTTATCCGCAGCACGTTCAGCAGCGTTAGCACGAGCCGTTTGCATACGACGAAGCATCTGCTTGGCACGAAGAGGTAGGTTTGCATTTCCAGCAGCAACGCCCGCAGCGGCACCGGCAACTTCGCCCATTCTTTTCAAAGCGCGGTCTACATCCTTTTGGTCCATATCAACATACGGACTCTTGCCTTTATCGCTGTATCCGGTACTGCGATCGCCGGGAAGACCGGACTTAGTACGAGCTACGGTCGTTTCAGCCTCTTCTTTTATCCGGCTAGAAGGACCTGAAGTCTCATACTTTTTAATGAACTCCATCGAACTAACGCGACGGGAGGGAGTCTTACCACTACCCGACTTTTTGCTCGACGATTTTTTATCGGATTGCACACCCGGCTTTGGGTCTTCTTCGTAACCCACTCCGCCTTCAGCGTAGCGACGAACCTTGCGCTTCATTACACAAACTTCCCGCGAGTCTTACCGCGAACAGCGCAGCCATCGGCACGACTAGAAGCAGAGCCACCATTGCTCATCTTCTTAATACGACCGCCAGCATATTTGCCGCCCGGCTTCTTGGCCTTGATGTCATCGCCAAATCCCGCACCCGGCTTGATCGTCGGGACATCGGGAAGCATTCCGCGAGAGATCAAATCGTCAGACGGGGAACCAACTTTAGGAGCCGGGGGTTTAACTCTAGACTTAGCCACAGTAGCCACCTTTCATCATTTTGACCATCTTGCCCTTGGTCTTGCCCTTTGTAGCAACACCGTCGATAGGGCCACTTTTTTTGTAGCCCATCATTGCCTTACCGGCAGCGCCTTTCTTCTTGAGAGCGCGGCCCATCTTGTCAGCCATACCTTTCTTCATTTGGATTTACCTTTGAATTTGCGGCCTTTGTCGGCCTTGACGAACTCTTTTCCCACCTTCGGTGAGATACCAACTTTCTTAGCGAATGCCGGGTTATTGGCAACCGCTGCCATCAAACGATGTTGTTTGCCGGACTTGCTAGGCATTACTTCTTCCCTTCTTTCCACCGGGAAATAATGTCCTTCACCGTATCGGTTTCGTAAATACGGATGCTCGTCCACACGATTGTGATTATTGCTGCAACTGAGGGGAGCATGTCTATCAACGTCCCTACGACGGTAAAGACCGAAACTGCATCGCCAACGGTCTTAACGATTTCCTGACTTTCGTGTTTCATCTTCAGCATTTCCACGCACGAAGACTCTTGTTAATCCGACTATTGGGATCGTTAGCGGTTTTGGCGCTCGTAAGCTTTTTCTTCATTCCGGACATTCTCGCGCAGAATGATTTCTTACGGGCACCGCCCTCGGGCTGAGGACGCTTCAGACCCGGTTTGCCGGGATTAGCACGGTTGTAGGAAGCCCTGCCTTTGGCATTTAAGCCGCCAGCAGGGTTTTTGCCTTCCTTACGCTGCCAAGCAGGAGACTTAGGCATAGAACACCATCACCGAGGCAATGTCCGTGACATCAACATAGACGTTGGTCTGGAACAGTAAGCCTTCGCCGGGAAGCAGTACGTAGTCCGGGGCCGTAGATGCCGCAAGGGTGTTGATGGTCGCCTTGACCACACCCGAAGCGCCGCCGTCCCTAAATACCACACTGCCTGCACCGGCTGCGGGGATGATGTAGATAGCCTTTACGCGGCAACGCCCGAGGGAATTAGTCGCCTGATCAGCGATAAGCCCATCAGTAGTTCGAACCGCACTAGCTAATACATCTGTTTGCATAGCCATTTGCGGCTCCTATTAAGCAGCGACCGCCCCGTTGATTCCCACAATCGCCCAACCAGCGGCGGTGTAGATCAGGGTGGCAGCATCGCCAACGTTCGTAAACGTAATCGTGGTGAAGCCAATCTTCGTGGTCGGGGTAAGAACCGCCGAACCGCCATCAACCACGTGAACAATGACCTTCATCTGACCAGCCGTGCCGTTAGCAAGGGTCAGAGCCTGAGCAGCACCGGTCGTGGTGACCGAGGTGAGCATATCGGTGACGTTGACCGCACCGGCTCCTGATAGAGACTGAACCGTGGCAAAGACATCGCCCGTCAGATTGCCCGTGACGTTACCAACAATATTGCCCGCGAACGTGCCAACAAAGCCGTTCTGTGAAACTACCGGGCCGGAAAACGTAGTAGTAGCCATTTCAATTCCTCACATGCGAGTAATGTTTACCAGTCTGCATGTCGTCAGTCGGGGCTGTCTGGTAAACGAAATTTTTCCCGATAACGACTGTATATCACTAAAAAAGAGGGGCTACAAGCATTGCTACTTGTAACCCCCCAACTCTAGCCCTCTAGGAGAAAGCTATCAGGACGCGCCCGGCGAACCGAACATGCCCAGCGGATCGGACCAACCGAACGAATAACGCTCGCGGCTCTTGTACCGCACGTTGCCCGTATCAAAGTCGCCGTCCATGCTGTTTTGCAGCGGAGTACGAACGAAGTGCTTCATGCCGTTCGGAACGTCGGTCGTCAAGAACCAAGCGTTCGTGTCGGTCAAGAAGTGGTTCACGGTGTAACCGCCCGGAATCGCACCCATCGCCTTCAGCGCGTTGATGTCGTTGTCAGCGGTCGCAACACGGAGTTCCGTGTCGAGGAGTCGCTTGGCGACGAACATCAAGGCCGGGGGAACGATGAGTTTGTTGGGCTTCGCCGCGATGAGCAAACCACGCTCGTCGGTCCAACCAGCAATCTGAATAACCGCAGCTTCCAACGAGGTTTCGTTGAGATCCGAGGCCGTCAAACGGTTGCTGTTGACACCGCCCGAGATAAGCGGATGCGAGGCCGAGAACAACGGCTGACCGTCACCACCCGTGTAGGCAGCGGCGAAACCGTTGTTAAGGACCGAGGCCGCCTTAACTTGCTTCGTGTACGCCATAGCGCGAGCAAGAGCCTTCGTATAACGCTTGCTGAGCGAGTCGTACAGGTTGTCCTCAACCGCCTCTTCCGTGATGGAGAAGCCGAGAGCAATCGTCTCGTGGTTGTAACGAGCCGTCCAAGCTTCCTGCGCGTTATCGTACGCAATGGCTTGGCCTTCCGGCTTGACCGGGGCAGCGGAGAATCCGCTCAGCTTCGTCTCTTCTTCGAAGGAACGCTCGGAGGTCTCAGTCTCGTAGATCTCCTTATGCTCTTCGCCGTACTGCTTGTACTCCAGACCGAACAGGGCGTTCAGGCCGGGAAGCAGCTCTTTCAGTAATTGTGCACGTGAAATAGCCATTTCTTAGAACTCCCTATTAGGTGCCCGACGCGTTGTTATACGCGTGGTACCCAGCATTGAACTTGACGATGAACTCGACAATGTTGCCGCTGCTGTTCGCAGTGTCCACCACCACATCAACCACACGGAACGGCAACGAGGTCGTCACGTTGTTGATGTAAATGCCCATCTTGCTGTCGCCCGTGACCGAAGAACCCGTGTTGAGGACGAGTTCCGCGTTCGTGCCAAACGAGTTGGCGCGGGAAACATAAGCCGGGAGGAGGCCGCCAGAAGTGCTGTCCGCAACGTTGCTCGTCACGTTGACAACCTTGTAGAGCGCGTTCGGATCATCCGAGACGTACGCAACAATGTCGTCAGCCACAACACTACCGGGGTAGTACTGCGAGAAGAGCTTCTGCTTCGTGGTCGGGTTCGTGTACGAACATCCGAGGAACACACCGATAACACCGTTAACCGGCGAGGCGTTGTTCTGGAGGGTCGTGATGATGACATTTCCCGACGAGTTCAACTGAACGACATCACCGTTGTAGATAGCGGTGCCGTAGTTGCTCCCAATCGGAATCTGTCGGGTAGCACCTGCGAACGGCAAGCCACCGATCAAGTTGACCGGTTTCAAGCCATAAGGTGCATCAACAGTGGGATAAGCCATTTGATACTCCTAAAATAAATTTATTTGCCTTTGCCAAACGAGACCGTCGTTTTCCGCTCATTAAAGAGGGGCATACGCTCGTCGCTTAGCCTCATAAAATTGTTGTCTACAGACTGCATCTGAGCCTGAGCTTGGCGGGCGTAATAATCATCACGCTGCTTCATCAGTTCAGCCGGAGCCTTACAGAGCAACAATCCGCCAATCTCAATGTTGTCTTTAAAACGACTATTGGGATCAGCTTGCATCATCAGTTTGGGTTGTTCAGAAGCCTTAACCGGCTCCCATCCTTCCCGAAATTTTGCAGACGTATTAGATGGATCTGCTTGACCCATAATACTTGTCCGGATCCAGCGGAACACCCAACCATCTTCCGGCTCCGGTTCAGGGAGCGTTTGAGGGGGAGTCCACGCCATTTTGCGTTGCGCTGACTCTCGATTTTCAATTTCACGAGTCAATCTATTCTCAGCCATTGTCGTTCTCCAGTCTCATAAGTTCACGTGCGTACTGTTCGTTGCTCAGACCAAGTTTCTTGGCAATTGCAACTTGAGTCGGTGTCAGGCGGACCTGACGCGGCGCGGTTGCCCGCGTAGCTGGTGCCACAACAGTAGCTGGTTTTGTGCGAGCGGGCTTTTGGGCCTGTTTCGTTTGAGGTTGCTCTTCCTCATCATCAAATGACTCCGGAAAACGCTTCCTCATAGTTTCATCGACTCGGCGGTAATACTCGTCTGTATTCGGGTCTACGCCGCTCCGGACCAGTTTTTCGTGCAGGCCGAGTGCGAGGGCGGTCATCTCCTCATCCACACCAAACCAAGTATTTTTCTCTCGCCACGCCTCTGCCTTTGGATCGGCTTGCGGAGCCTGAGAAACTTGGGGCGTCGTTACCTGTTGATTCTGTTCTACTCTTTCCTCTTCGCGTTGTAAAGAGGGTTTTATACGAGAGATATTTTGAATCTTTAGCTTCGCGTCGGTCAGGGCTTCCTGAGCATCTGTAATTAATGTCGAGTCACCGCTCTCGTACGCCTGCTTAAGTTTGTCCTTGGCGACGGATAACTCGACCGTTGCAGCGTTCATAGCGTGGTCGAGCATTGCCTTTTTAGACACCTCGGCCCGTTCTTTAAGCTGCTTGATCTCTTGTTCCCGTAACTGGGCAAACTTGAGAGCTTCTTCACGCTCTCGGATGGCACGTTCTTTTTCCCGTCGCTCGTCGTGCCAGACCTTTTTCATCTGAGATAGGCGCTTCTTAACCTTCTCGGAATAATCCTCAAGGTCGTCCTTCTCTAATTCCTGCACTACTTCCTTTGGTAGCGGCTTACGGTTTCGGTCTTCGGGTGGGGTGTCATCCTCGATTTCTACTTGAAGTTCGTCGCTAACTTCCTGATTTTGCTCAGTTTTTGCTTCGGCTTCAAGTTCGTCGGGGAACTTAAATTCGGTCTGTTCATTAGACATTATGTTTTACCTCACACGCGACGAATGCCACGGGGGTCATCTACAACTGCCTCCACCGTGTCGTCGTTAATGATGCGGAACTCTCGTCCGTGGATGACCAACCGGGTACCGGCATAGGGACGGGTCAACACAAAATCAC